CTTTAATACCGCTAATTGCTGTAGCAATTTCAGAACGTTCTTGTTCTAATTCTGCAAAGTATGCTTCTTGCTCACGAGCCTGTTGCTGAGTTGTTAATGTTTGTTGCTCATTAACAAATTGTTGCCTAAGGCTAGCCGCATTTTTAATGTATAATTTACTTTCCTTTTGTTTAGATAATTCTTCTGCTAATTGCTCTTCAGTTGCTTCAGGATCATTTCCTTTTAACCAACGCATAGTAATAGCATCATCATCCATAGAAGTAAAATCTGTAGAATTTGCGTTATTTAAAGCTAACAATTGAGCAGCTCTTGCTTGCGCTAATTCTTCAATAGATTCTTGGATAGGTTTGTTTTGTTCTCTAGCCCAATTTATTAAATCAATTTCAGCATCATCTAAACCATATTGTTCTGCAATATCTGGGGCAGTAGTAATAGATAAGTCTTTAAGTACATTAAATTTTTCTACTTCAGATAATTCATCAAAATGTTTAGCTTCTCCATCTTCAAATTGAATCATACCTCCTAATACTCCGTATTGAGACAAAAATTGCTCTATTGCCGGTGTATCTTCTGTAGGTACGTAATCATTTAAATTAGGTCTAAAGTCTAGCTCACCATCTGCAGGTGGGTCAATTAGTGCTGGGTCTGCAGGAGCAGGATCAGCTGGTGGGTTGGGATCGTTAGGATCGGATGGAATTGGATCCACTAAAATTGGGTCTAAATCTTCATGTAGATCGTCTAGACTTCTTACTTCTTCTGACATATTAACTTATTTTAAATTATTATTTGCAAATATTAAAAAATAATTTTTAAATTAATTAGTACTATTGCTTTGTTCTCTCAAATATAATTTAGTACCAATTACTGCACCAAACCATTTTTGAGTTTTACCTCCTGTAACTGTGATTATGCTTGTTCCAGTGGGTTCATCTAAAAATACGTAATCACTATGAAAAGTAAATACTTTATTAGCGGTATTATTGCTATTATCTAAAGATAAATTAAACAAACTTCTGTTAACCGTTTTAATTGGTGGATTAAATGTTACCCCTGAAATGTCTCCTGTTGGTGCAACATAATTAACAAATGCATGAGCATTTAGAAAATTAGGTGTAATATTCTCACCCCCATTTATTTTGATTTCTCTTACTATAGGTGAATTTTCTTGCGTAGCTTTTTCATTTGCAAAAAATTGGCCTAAGATGCTGGTATTTGATTGAAAGTTTGTCATAATATAATTTTTAAAATAGTATATAAAATTTAAGATTTGGGCACGTTTACCTAATCTATGTTAAAAGGAATGCTAGGATCTATAATTGGATCTATTTCTGTGGTTGTAGTAGTATCAGTAGTGTTTAATACTGACGGTGTTTCTCCAATTGGGTTGTTTATTACTGGTGGCTCTGGAACTACTGGAGGTTGAGGTTCTGGTGTAGGCTCTGGGGTTGGTTTTATTATAGGATTTTGTCCGTCTGGTAATTTATGGTAATTTGCCCAGTCTTTTACACCATTTCTAGGTCTTCTACAAGCATTTTTACTTATAGCAGAACGTAGACACATTAATAAAGCTTCATCTTCTCTAGGATTAGAATTATCTGTATTTGACAAATAATCTATTAAACCTGCAATGACAACACTTTGTGCATAAGCTCTATCTAGTTCTCTAGAGCTGCCTAAATAAGGCTCTGATTTAGCTAGACTTAATTGTATGTCTGCTAATAAAGATACACCTTGAGAAATAGTGCTTAAAAAATCATTGGTAAATCTTAACAACATTTTTGATTACATAAAGAAGTTTCACATATCTTTCTAGAACTTTCTATCACACATTGAGCTTCATGAAAGTTTTCTTCATTAAATAATACATAAGAACCTAATCTTTTTTGCATTAGTTTCATGTATAACAATATATTAGACGTATTAAAATCAGGTTTATCACAACAACTACATTGGCATTTTAATTCTGTTAAAATAGCTGTATTTAATTCTACTGTAACTAAATGTTGTGTTTCTAAATAATAAACTTTTTCTCCTATACTAGAGCCTTGACTATTAGCTCTTAAAAATTCAATCCAATCTGTAAATTGTACATCTACTGACCAATCTGCACTTAAAATATTTAATGTAGGATTTAAAGGATCTTGGCTTTCTGATCCTTTAGAACCAGTTAAATTTTTGTAAAATTTTCTTTGTGGTGGGTAATAAATAATATCTCCTGTAGCCACTGTACTTCCTATTGAAGTATAAGTTTTGCAAGCAATAACGTAACTAGTGTACCAACCATCTGTGTAAATTTTATTATTTTCTACATTAGACGGTAAAAAAGAAGTTAAAGTTGGGGCTCTATAAAAAGCTGTAAAAGGAGATTGTGAGTTTGGTACTATGCTACCCCCTGAAGTTAAAAATTGTTTAACTACTGTAAAACCTTGACTATAGTCGTAAGGCATAGTTGCGTAGTCTGCAATATTTGTTAAGTTTAATATTCCAGGATGATACGTAAATGAGCTTGGTTTATAAATCCATTGATTAGAATTTGTAAAACCTGGTAAAAAATTAGCGTCTTGTTCTGGGCTAGATTCAATAAGCACAGTTTCTAACATTTTTCCTGTTTCACAATCTTTTCCATTATACGTTAAAAATGTCTTTTTAAATATACCATTATTTTGATATAATTGTTCCGGTAAAGAAGCATAGTCTAAATTGTAATCTACTAATACTAAAGATTCATCTTCAGCTGACCAAGCTAAACTTACGTGCTCTAACGTGGGATCTAAACGAAAAACTGGCTCTTTTAACCCACCACTTGTAGCCATTGATTCAACTAATCTAACATCCATAATTACTCTTTATAATTTTTAATAAAATCTTTTACATTTTCTATACTTCCAAAATATGTTATCCATCTGTCTTTAAATAATTGATATTCATTTACCAACACTAAAGTTTTATTGTCTAACCATATTTTATATTTTTTCATATATTATTTCTTATTTCTCTAGCTTGCCCTTGAGATTGTTCTGCATATAATTGCTCTCTTTCTAGTTGCACTATTTTATTATCTTTTGCAGCTTCTTCTTCTGCAATTTTTTCTGTTAAATCAAGTTCTTCTTGCGCAATTTCAATACGTTTATCTTCTCTAGCATAACGCATTTCTAGCTCTTTATTTTTGTATTCTCTGTCTACTTTTTCTAAAGTTTCTTTTTCTTGCGTTGTTTTTTGTAATTGTTGTTCCAATTGTTTTGCTTGCTCTGAAACCTGTTGTAATTGTTGTTGAAGTTGTTTGATAGCGTTGTTTTCTTCTTTCTTTTTAAGTAAGCTGTCTTCTACTAATTGTACTACCTCTGTAGTAGACCCAGTCATTAAGATTTTTACTAATGTTTCATCTTCTATAGAACCTTTACCTACAAGTTGAGGAGCAATAGCATTTAATTTTTCTAACTTTAAAGTTTCTTTACTGCTATTTACTACATAAATATTATAATCACTAAATCTAAAATGTTCAGGTTGAGCGTTAAATAAAACTGTTTTATGTCCTAATATATAAGATCCACGCTTACCATTTTTATAAGAAATTTTTCCTAAATTAACTAAGTCAATAAGCATATTTTTTCTAGAGTCAAATATAGACTCAAACATATCTTTAATAATTAAAGATGTTTGTTTTATACCAGTTTTAACATTAGTTACAGCATCTCTTTGTTCAGCTGCTTGATACATATAACGATTTACACCGGTAACCATATCTGCTTGAGCTTGCAAAGATTCTAGTACTAAATTTAAAGATTGTATAACGTTACCATCTAAAGAACCTCTAAACTCTCCGTAATGTTGAAATAAATTTGCACCTTCTTCTGTAGGGTCATATAACTCTAAGCCTTGTTTACGAAATGCTATAAATTTAAGCATACGCTCCATAAAATCTTGGCCTAATACTTTTGGTATAGCAGCTAAATTAATACGAGAACCATCTACACCAGAGTTAGCTATAAGGTTATCTCTAAAAAAAGTTATAATATCGTAAGAATCTTGTATATTTTTTAACGATAAAGCTAAAGAATATGGTTTAGAATTTCTGTCGTTGTACACACAGCCGTTATAAGACAATGTAGTTTTATAAGGAGCAGCTACACTTCTAGGAATATGTTTACTTTTACCTAAATTTAAGTAAATATCCCAACCTATTCTAACACCTTCGTATCTATCTAAACGATAAACAGTATCATTAACTTCTCCGTTACCAGCGCTTACTCCTAAATAAGAATCAGGAACTAAACTATCTTTCCAATATTTAGATTTAGAAATATGATCTACAACTTCTAATTTAGATTGTTCTTCTTTATCAATTTTTATTTCATTATTAGCTAACCATTCTACATGGTAAACTGGTAAAGTATCCCAAGTACTATTAGTGTGCTGATCGTAAACTGCATCTTGTAAGTTGTACATGTGGTCTAATTGTCTAGGATCACGTATACGATTTACAGCAGTACTACGAGCCATACCGTATAAAGCATTTTTTTGCTCATCAGTCATTACATGCCCCCAACGATTTAATATTTCGTTACGTTTCATATAAGTTCTGTAAACTACTGCCATTACGTGAGGATCATTACCTTCAGCTAAAAATTGATAAGCAGTGTTTTTACTAAAAAATACATTTTCAGGTTTACAAATTTCTAATTTAGGATCACCTCCCTCATAATCTAAATAAGTACGATAATAAGCTTCACCTGTTACTAAATAATCAATTAAAAATTGTTTAGCTTTTTGACGAATATTTATAGTAGTATCTTGTTCAAAAAATTTAATTAAAGATTGTATAGCTATTTCAAATTGAGAAATAAAAGATTTATTTAAAGATTCTGATAAAGTTTTTACAAAATTATCTTCTAAAAGGTTTTCTGGATCTACAGGTTTATTTTGTTTAATAAGATTAACTGTGTCATTTGTAAACTTAGTTAACTTTTCTTGAATACGAGAAGAAAATTCTTTTCTTTTTTCTTCTTCAATTTTAGTAACTGTGTTAGCATCACTCATAGAAACATGGTAATGATATTCTTCATCTAAAAACATACCTACTAAAACATCAATTCTTGTTTTAATAAGTGGTGTCATTTTTACAGCTAAAGGAGTTTCTATACCAAAAGTTTCTTCTAAATAACGAAATTCATCTTTATTTCTAACGCCGTCATATAAGTTACGAGCGCTTTTAATATGGTCCTTTTCACGAACCATGGCCGCAATATAAAAATCAATGGTGTGACTTAAATAATTAAATCCTGATTTTTCTTCTTCTGATACCGCAGTATCTTCAACGTTATAATACCGACCTAAACTACTCATTATTTTTCTATAGTATATAAAATATCAAAACTATGTACAGTTTTTAATTTTAGATTGTTTTCATTGACAATCAAATTACCACAATAAGGTTCAAACGCTACAATAGTTCCTTTAGGATATTTGTCTGCATTTTTTGCGCAACTAATTACTTCTCCTTTTTGTGTAACTGCTTCTCTAGGGTCATTTGCAGTGTCATCATAAATTCCACCTTGAATTAAATTTTCCCCAATTATCTTTACTAAAATTCTTTCTCCTGTTGGTTTTATTGTTTTTTCTGTCATGTCATCAAAATTAGAAGTTACTATTGCTACGATATCTGAGCCTCGTATTGCTTTACAAAAACTATCTTCTGTAGCTGCTGCAAAACCTGCAAATTGTGAAAATATAATATTATCATTTTCTTTCAACTCAGGACATTGTTCTTTGTCTAGCGCTGTAGGGCCTAACTTTAAAGCTTTACCATAGTAATATTCAATATTAGTTTTGGTAGCTAGTTGTTGGTTTCCTTGATAAATATTATTTTTTAACGTTTCTAATTCAGTAACTTCCGCTAAAACATAATAATTTTTAGGGGAAATATTTCCTTTACTTATTTTCATATCACATATTTATTTTACTGCTAATATTATAAAAATTGATTATATAATCAAGGGTATATTTAATCGTATATATACTGAGGATTTTTTGGATCGCTCATATCTATCCAACGTACTCCTCCATGTTCTAAAAATGATCTAGCAATAGATTTATCTAATTCTTGTTGAGAAGATGATTTTGCTGGAATAACACCGTATTTTTTATGGCCAGTTGCAGGATCAGTATAATAACCAAATAATTGAAATTGTTCTGTTGCTGCTTCTTTAGGTTTTGCGCTTTTACCCATAAGATCTTCATCAGATAATTCACATAAACCCATAGCAATAACTAAGTCAAATTTAGTTCTATCTTCTCTGTTGTAATCTTGTAAATGCTCTAATAAATCTGCAAAATATATAGTGTCATAAAAATCATCTATATAAGATTTTATACGTTGATCTTGATGATCTATTATAGGACCAGCCGCAGTTGTACCTATTAATTGTGTTTGTTTATTAGGATCTGCATTTTGCAAATTTATAGTAGGTCTCTTTTTAAGCAAATGATAAAATCCTTTATCCCTAAAGTGACCAACTATACCAATTTTAGTATACTCTATATTTACTTCAGCATTATAATAATAAGCTAATTTTAAAGCGTTATCCCAGTCTGTTCTAACATCTACAGATCTTTTTTTGTATTTAGCTACGTATAAATTAGAAGTAGTTCTAAAGTATCCTTTATCTAATATACGTTTTTTTATAAGTACAGCTAATTCAGATCCTTTTTTATTATTTATTGCGTGCGAAGAATCTCCTGTACCTTGGTCAATACTATCTATTCCACCTACATATAAGTTAGGTAAAGGTTGTTTTTCATCTTCTAAAGCATGTTCTGATAACCAATGTGGATGCTCTAAAATTTCTATATCTCCTAAAGGACTAGCGTCCCACTCCACACCTATAATCTTACCATTTTCAGCACGAGTCCATTTTAAAAAACCTTTTTCTGGTTTAGGTATATTAGGATTCATTTGAAGGTTTATACGTTGTGTAGCTATTTTATCTTGGTCAAATATATTACTACCTTTACGTATAAATACTTCTTTGATAGTCATAGGGTATTCTTGCAATAAACCTAAGTAAACAGTAGGATCAGCCTTAGCAGCTTCACGCTCTTCCATTACTTCTATTTTAGACTGAAATACATCTGGACAACCTGTTACTTCCCAAGTACCTGCTCTTTTTATATGTGTAGGACAAAAGAAACCTGAAGCTACTTCAAAATCATAAGTAGGCAAAATTTCATGTGCATTTGGGTTACAAAATATACTTTCAGCTTCATCATTTTCTACAGTACCACCTGTACCTGAATAATATACTTGGCCTTTTTTAATACCACCCATTACATACCAAGAACCACGGCTTTCTCGTTTACAAGCACCTAATGAACCTTTTTGATGTGACGGAGGAAATGCTGCAAACTCTTCTATTAATTGCTTAGTAGGACGTTTACCTCTAGTTTTACCTGGGTTTTTACCATATACAATTTTCTCAAATTTAGATCTATGGCCACGTTCTTCTTTAGTTCCATCTGGTAAATCTACAGTTTCACCTGAATATTTTACTTCAGCAGAATCGTCAATAAGTTTAAGTTTTAACGATCTATGTAAACGTTCTATAGCACCTAAGCCTTCTTCAATTTTACGCCAAGCTTCATCAGTAGTAACTTCATTTGTAGAGGAAATTAATATATGACTACCAGGAAATAATCTAAATTCCCGATCCATTATACTGTTAATCATATAAGACTTACCTACACCACGACCACCCATTATAGAAACATCTTTGCTATTTAAATAAGCTTTCCAAGCATAATCAAAAAAATATCTATCTATATTACAATATTGTGGGTGTGAAGTAGTAAAATCTGTTGTGGGTTTACCTTCATCATCATATATAGGCACTGGAAATACAAATATATTTACCCAATAAACAAAAAATGGATTATAATATTCTTCGTCTACCCACACTCCTCTGTAACAAAAGTTAACAAGAGGGGCATACCATTCTTCCATATCTAAACTATCAGGATGATAATTAGGTATTTCTCTCCAAGCTATAAGCTCTTTTGGTAAAGGCCTATATACAAGATAATCTGTAAGTTTAATTTCTTCTTCTCCTGTAACAACTCCGTGTAGTTTTTTAGGTGCATTAGTAACTTCAAATTCACCATTCCACACTTTATTTTCTTCATCAGTTTTTAAAAATTTTAATGAAAAAGGATTGTATTTATTTTTAACACCCGTTAAAGTTGGTATTTTAGCAGTATTAACTTTTTTTAGTTTATTTTTTGGTTTGCTTGAAATACTATTCATCTTCCGGTTTTTGTATTAATCCTCCGCGTTCTAACAATGAAGAGCCTTTACCGCCACGCACACGACCAGAATTTTCCATTTTTTTAGCCGCTGCAGATACAGATAATTTTAACGTCATAAGTTTACCTATATTTTCGGCTAATTTAAACAGTATAGTTTCATTAGACGCAAAACTAACTTCGCCGCTTTCTTTAACGTTACGAATGATTTCAATATCTGTAGTTTCCATTATAGTTCTAGCCTCATCAATTTTTTTGTCTATGGCTAATACAGCTCTTTCAGCAGATGTTTCGTTAAAAAAATTATATGCATCAATAGCAGCGTCTACAAGTTCAGATTGTTCTTTATCAAATTTTGTTATCTTATTAATAAAAGCTCTAGACATAGCCTGCTCAGGTTTAAGCCTGTAGTCAATATCTCGCATGAAATTATCTTCTGTAAGGTCACAACAAAAGAAAATATATAATAACATGCGATTTCCGAGGTCTTCGTCTTTTTTATTTTTTGCATATGCAAGGATATTAGAAAATTCTTCTAGTAGAATTATGCTAGGATCAATGCATACTTTATTATTGTATACTTGAAATTTTAGCATAATATTAATCTTTTAATAAATGTTCTGGAATTATTTCTAAATCTTTAGTATTAAAAGTTTTTTCTTGGTACAAACCATCTTTTGTAAACCAACAACAAGTTACTCCAAGTAGCATAGATTGCACTTTTTTTTCTCCTTCTGCACTTATAGGTTTAGCTTTAGGTATGCGCACTACTAACATAAGTGGCTTATTAGGTAGTTTTTGTTTCAAGGTTACAATATCACCTGCATGAAAATAAACGAAATTTGACATATTATCTTATTTAAATTTTGCGGTAATATAGAGTAAATTTTTGAAACTACCAAGAACTACTGTAGCCCAGGCAAAAACTCTTTAGCCATATCTAAAAATTGTGTAATAATATGTTGATTGATGTATCCTACTACAGTAGCAAATGTTTCATCATCAATTTGTATAAGTGGATTGCCGTCATTTATATCTCCATTAGTTGGCCAATTATATTCTCCAGCTCCGTAATCGTAAGTGATCCATTTAGGCCCATCAACATCTATTCCTTTTTGTTTTGCAATAGCTCTAGTTAAAATTAATTTTGCTAAATGCGTACTTTCGTGTGATAATATTTCTATAATTGCTGGCCAAGTACCTACTTTTTTACTCATACCTTGTAAACGTGTACCATTGACCCATAAGTAAATATCTTTACCTCCATTCATAATGTTAGTTAAGCCGTATATAATAGCATCTTCAGGTCTATCTTTACCAGCAGCAACATCTCTTTTTACTTCCTCTTCAGGTATACCACAATATTTTTCTACATCTTTACCTATAGTATATACTCCTGTACTATTAGTAGACATAGCTATAGTAGCTTTATCATCAATAATTTTTATAACATCAGAATTTAAATTAAATTTTAATTTAACTACTTTTGAAAAAATTTTTTCTGTATTTATGGGTTTTTTTCTAAGTATCATGTTATTTATTATTTAGCAAATTTTTACGATCTATTTTTTGATAATTTTTAATAGTTAAATTATTAAAATTAACTTTATTAAGTAGTTCTTCAAAAGACTTATCTGATGATAAAGATCTATATGGATTGTCTATTTTTTGCATTGGTGCTACATCAAACATTTTATGTGTAAATTTATTTTCAATTTCAAATGGTTTTCCGCCCATTAATTTTAAAAATTCTAAATTTTCTAATTTCTTTTTTACAAAATTAATTTTTTTATTTTCTTGATTCAAATTTATTTTACTATCTCCCCTTGTTGGATGTAAATCCCAAGTATCATGCGCTTTAAATTTATAAGTACCATCTGGCATTTGTTTTACATCCATTCTATAACCGCCCATTATACCATGATTATCTGCACTGTATATAGAAAAATCATAATTAGGATCTTTACTGATTTCTACAGCTCTTGTTTGTTCCCAAGGATCAAAAGATGAAACTGGTTTATTTAAAAAGTCAGGTAATGCGCCATGTTGCTCCAAAAATTTTCTAGTGTGTTGTCGTGAGTTTAAATCTTCATTTCTTGAAATTTCTCTTAATCTAGTTTTTAACTTTGACCCTGTTAAATTTTGTTTAGCGTTAAATGCTTCAATATCAGAAATATAAAAAGATTTTTCTTCTGGGCCCATTTCAAAATTTTTAATAGCATATTTAGAGCCATCTTTTACAAATGTATTATATTTTTGTTCTAAACCTAAACCAGTTCTAAATGCATCTAATCTATTCATACCTAATCTAGCATCTATTGGCCTAGTACTACCTGGTTTTACAAACAATTTAGCAACTCTTTCTGGGCGAGTTTCTGGATATATTAAATTTTGTGTTAAAGTTATAGGGGCTTTTAATATTTTTGCCTTAACACCATAACCTACAGGGTCTATAGCATTATAAAAAAAGTGTTGTGGTAATTTTTTTGTTGCGTTTAAAGCTGCTACACTAGATTCACCAGTAACCATAGGGCCCCCAGCTATTAAGCCTGCAGCATTTCCAAGTAATTCCCCGTAACCAGCTAAATAATTTCCTTTATTAACCTCTGTGCCAGAATGATAACCCCAAGCTCCAGGATTAACCATTTTAAACAAGTTATTAACAGTTGTTCCGCCTTCAGGTTGATTAGTTAAACTTAAATATTTTTTGTAATCTGGATTAGATTGATCATTTAAACCGCCAGCCATACCAGGTATATATGCTTGTTTACCAGATAAAAAATTTGCTGACATTAACAAAGGCTCTGTTATAACAGCCTTAGCTCTGTCCATAACTTTATCCACAAAAGGAGCATCTTTATAGTCTTTCCACAATTCTTTATTTAATTTTGTTTCTGCTTCTTTTTCTTCTTTTTTATATTTTACTTCAGCTTTCTTAACAATCTTTTTAGAAGTATTTAAAAGTTTATTATTAGATAATCGGTTAGAAGTTGCTTTATTATTATTTAAAACGTCTTGATATTGTTTTTCTGTAATATTACCAGCTTTTAATTGTTGATAAGCTTTATTTAACAAATTGTCTTTTTCTGCTGAAAACCTAAGATCAAGATCTTTTTGATATTTTATTGAAGGGATATTAATATTAGTATTGTCTGAAACTAATAGTTTTGGCAAGCGAAAATTATTTTCTCCTTTTTGGTACTTACGTAAAATCATAAAAAAAAATATTATTTTTTATATAATAATGTTTTTGAGTTGTCAAGAAAAGAATCGTTTATTACTTTTTCGGTCCAAGCGTTTCTTTTTTTAAGAGGTTTGTCATTAGACTTTCTTACATATTCTTTTAACATTTTAGCTTTATCTCCTTGCATTACACCCTCTGTAAATGATGGAAATTCATCTGTAACATTACCTAAATTATATACATAATCAATTAATAACATTTGATGGTCTTGAGGTAATTTGTCAAAAGAGCCTTCTCCATATTTAGAATCTATTTCACTTTTAGCTTTTTTCTGATGTTTAAGTACATCTTTATTTAATAAGCTTATTGCTTTTTCATCAGAAATACCTTTTTTTAAATAACCTTCATCTTTAGTTAATTTATGCCCATAAGCTATAGTGCCATAATTCCCATTTTCAGCATTTTTATGAGGAGTCCATATACTATTTTTAAAGCCAGCTTTACCTTCATTTTCTTGTATTTTTAAAGCTGCCAAATACTTTTCCATTGTTTCCGGATTAAGATCTGGAGGAGTAGTATTGTATTTAAGTAATAGTCCCATAAATGTAATTATAATATTATTATTTGAAATTGTAAAATGATATTATATGTACTTTATTAATAAAATGCCGCCTTTTCTTTGATTTGTTACAGATAAATTTTTAGTAGGTTTTATTAATCCAGCTTTTAAATATTCTTTATATTGTGTTTCACTTAAAGCATTTTTTGGTGAAGCTATTTCATTACCTGATGCATCTAAATGATATATAAGTTTACTTTTAGGATTATCAACCCAACCTTTATCTCCCCAAGTTTGATAAGGTTCTTTACCTTTTCTATAATCTTGTTTCATTAACAAATAATCTGTGCCTTCTATAGGAGTATAAGTTATATAATTTTCTTTACGGTATGCTGCTTTTGTAGGAGTTGTGGTAGTAGAAGTTAATACAAATGGTGTAGTTTCATCTGTTAATCTAGCATTTTTTCTATTTCTATTTTCTATTAAATAATCATTATCAGTAGTATATGAAGATCCATGGCTGGTGGCACATTGAGGGCAAATTTTGTTAACGTATTCTTGATTTGTTGTTATTTTATCTTTATTATAATAAATTGGATCTTTGTAATAGCTTTCAAGTAAATTTTCATTTGCCCAACCGTAAATTTTATCAATAGGATCTGAAAGTTTTATATTTTTATATTTACCTATTTTGTTTAAATTTTCTTCTTCTAATTCTATTAATTTATTCCACTCATTAAATTTTTTACTGTGTGGACTGTCAGCAGTTTGAGTATATAAAATATTATTTACTTTATCGAAATAACCTTCAGGTTTTGTTTTATCAATAATTAATTTATAATTTGGTTTTGGGTGTATTATTATATGATCAAAATCTTGGCTTCTATCAGATTCTGGGGTTTCTACATAATCTGTTTGTACAACATTTACTCTAACGCCAGGAAGCATATCTAAATATTTTAAATTTTTTAATTCTTTTATTTCAAAATCAGGAACATCTTTCCAGATTTCATCAACTCTACCTTTTCTATCGCTAAAATTTGCGCTTTGAGAAATACTTACGCATATTTTTTTTACACGGTCATATACATATCCTTGAGGGCAAGATAATTCTTCATTTCCAGTAACAGAAAAATCTGAACCTGTAGTAGAAGCAAAGTTAGTACTAGATCTTAAACCAGACCCAAAATCTGTTACACCTTGTTGATATTTGCGTAATAACATGAATTAAAAATTAAATTTACTCCAGCGATCATCTAGAGCTTGTTCGTTATTAGTTGTTACTCTTCTAGCTGAAGTTAAAGTTTCTTTTTTTGGCTCTTCAACTTTTACTCTTTTAGTAATATCGTTATTATCAGAAAAAAATTCGAAATTACCAGAATCTTCCATTTCATGTAAATCATCTAAAGTCATTTTCTTGGTTTTAATTTTGCTTTTACTTCTACAGAAGGTAACTGTTGTGTATTTAATGTTAATATTGCATCTTTTACTTTACGTAAATAAGCATCATTACCTTGAGCATCCCCTGTTTTTAATTTTTTTAAACCCCTCCAACCGTAAATTAATTGATCTTCTATATCTAAATTTGGAGTGTTACCTTGCGTAGTTCTACCAGTAACTCGGTTATTTAATATATAATTTTCATTGTCAGAATTTAAAGACCAATTA